TTACTATCAAGAGTTTACGATAGAAGGCGAGGAGTACAGGCAAGCTAAACATGACTTCCTACGTCGCCTCGACCAATTTTACAAGGAGAACGGATAATGTATTTTGTTATTACAATATATTTACTAGTAGCGGGGACCGACGAAGCAGTGTTAAAAGAATACACGGCAAAGTCTTTTGAAGACACGTGGCAATGTCATAATTTTATACACACAAACAAGATGAAATTACTGACACCACACATAATAAAATATGGAGATAATTTAAAAAGCTGGGAAATATTTTGTGAGTCGAGATATTTGAAAGATTTGGAGGAAGCATGATAGGCTGTGCTATAGTGGAGATTAGACCCAACGATGTTTATTTTGTACGAACTTGCAGAACAGGCGGTAGTGGTGGTAATTGAGGTAAATATATGATATTACTAAGGAAACAGTCTACCACAGGGTGTTTTTGCAACGGTAGAGGCGGTAGAGTAGATCAATTTTTGGCAGTTTTACGTTCTAACCCGTGTGAGAGGGGTAGTTGTGTCAAATTTCTGACACTAGGGGGTCAAATCTCTACTATATAGGAGAATAGAATGATTAGAAAGAAACAAACACTAACAGAAGCACACGAGGTACCAGCTAACGGCAGGCCTACTGAAGTTAAGGTTGGTTATAGAACTATAAAGATCAAGTATATAAACCCTAGTTTTGTATTAGACGATATGACAGACAGTTATGGTGAGTACCGGGCCAGAGAAGGTATTATTTATATACAAGATAAACTATGTGGACAAGAGCGCTGCAATACTACATGGCATGAGATCTTACATGCGGTAGTGTACGTATCTAGCCTAAACCAAGCAAATGGTCCACTAAAAGAGGACGATGCTGAAGAATTAGCTGTAAACACAATATCTAATTTTATGATGGGTGTGTACAGAGACAACCCCTGGTTGTTAGACATGCTTAAAAAACATTTAAATGAAATCGATAACTGAAGACATACTTGATTGGTCTAAAAACTATATAGAACAGCCAAGTGAAGCCTTGGGCAACGTCCCTGTATGTCCATATGCAAAGAAAGCTAGAGAAACCAAGGCACTAAAAGTCTTGGAAGTAACAGACCACAATAAACTTATAGATAGTATTGTAGAAGGCATGGAGCTTATAAAAGACCCTGACACAGACATAGTTATTGTAGGTTGCAGCGACATAGAAATTACAGTCGATGAGCTGAATGCTACAATACATGCCTACAATGTAATATTTGTGCCTCAAGATATATACCTGATGGCGTCTCACCCCTACGATGACGACGAAGACGAACCTGTAGAGTTTTTAGACACAGGTGATTGGGAACCAGCCAACGAGTTCTTGATGGTGCTGATACAAAATTTTGATAAACTAGAAAAGGCTAGTGACATGATGAGCAAAAAAGGATATTATTCGTCGTGGCCTAGTGATTACTACGAAGGCACAGTTTTAAAACGTCAATCTTACAGGAGATATAGATATGGCATTAAAAAAAGTAGATAAAAAGAAAAACCCAGGTTTGGCTAAATTACCAACTAAGGTAAGAAACAAAATGGGGTTCATGAATAAAGGAGGAAAAGTCATGGAAGGAAAGAAAAAACGTTCTAAAAAGAAACGTGCTAAAGCTATGGGCGGTGGCATGATGAAAAAAAGAATGAAAGCAGGCGGTTCAGCTATGAAAAAACGTTCTAAAAAGAAACGTGCTAAAGCTATGGGCGGTGGCATGATGAAAAAAAGAATGAAGCGTGGAGGAAAAGCATAATGGCTAAGGATACCCACGTTACTAAAGACGGTAGAACAGTTAAAAAAGGTTTATACTATTATATGAACCGAGCTAAAAAAAGAGGTACTAGTAAACCAGGTAAAGGTTCTGTTACTGACAAAGCTCTAAAAGCATCTGCTAAAACTGCAAAGAAACCAGTCAAGAAGAAAAAGAAAAAGAGTAGCTAATGGCTACCAGCAGGGGGAACATACCTAAGACCACAACTGGTAAGGGTGCGAACTATCGCAAAACCAAATCTGGTGCAGGTATGACAGCTAAAGGTGTTGCAGCCTATAGACGTGCTAACCCTGGTAGTAAATTAAAAACAGCAGTTACTGGTAAAGTTAAAAAAGGTAGTAAAGCTGCAAAGAGACGTAAATCATATTGCGCACGCTCGGCTGGTCAGTTAAAAAGATCATCAGCAAAAACTAGAAACGATCCTAATTCAAGGATCAGACAAGCACGACGTCGTTGGAGGTGTTAGTGCATTCATAAAAAATTAGAACTTGGGGGAGTTTTATGAAAGGCATTTTAGTAATAGTAGCTGTGTTATGCGGTTTCTTATTTGGTTTTGGAAAGTTAATGGACTCTGCAATGGCAGACGTTACAGGCGCTGGCGCAACAACCAACACACAATCTACATCAGGATCATCAGCTAGTAATACAGCAATCACAGGTGGTTATCACAGTGAGGCTACAACAAATTATCAAGATGGTTCATCATCTAACACAACCACAAACAACACAACCACAAACAATAACAACTCTTACACCGGCGACCAACGCACGGTGCCTTCTGCATCTGCGCCAGGTATCTCCGCAATGTCACAAGATCTTTGCACGGTAGGTGTATCTGCAGGTTTGCAAAAACCACTAATAGGTGCAAGCCTTGGTATTACAAAACGTGATATGAATTGTGAACGTATGAAACTATCTAAACTATTGTTTGATTTTAACATGAAGGTTGCAGCTGTATCTATACTATGCCAAGACAGCAGAGTGTTTCAAAGCATGGCACATGCTGGTACACCATGTCCGTTTAACGGCAAGATAGGTGACGCTGCATTAGATGAATGGAATAAGTACGACAAAGAAAGACCAGACTACGAAGAGTACGTGGCATCACTACGATACATGGAAAAAGTAGACAATGAAATATTGGAGGAGTTAAATGAAGAACCTATTATTGTTGACGGCGATGGCAACGCTGTTATCCTCGGTAGCCAAGACTGACGTAGTAATTATACCAGACACACCAAACGTAGGTGACACAACTACAATTACCACTGTAACAACAGGCAACCCTGTTACAACAGACAACTTAATATCACACGATTTTATAGATGGTACTTGGAATGGATCTATGTTTCCTGACTCATCTGATATTAATGAAAACATTTATCTTACAGGTAAAGATGGTGCGTATGCAGAGACTACAATTAAATCAGAAGACTATGTATCAATAGAAGAATTAAGATTAGGTTTTACTTCTAACTTTAATGCTGACATACGATGGTGGAACCCAACTGAATCAACAGTCACAATGTATCAAATAGCATCTAATGGTGTTGACACTACAACACAAAGCACAACATTTGAAGACACAACAAATCACAACTATCAGTTTAATAATTATGGCAACACTTTGATTATGAATGCTGACCCAGACATGACACACGGCACACTTACAGCAGGTTTTAGTTTTGATATACAAGGTAATAAAAACTACAACGGTGGTCATGCAGGTGTAGATGTAAAGGACCCAACGTTAACTATAGACTACACTGCACTGTCAGCAACAACCGTAACAACAGTTGAATATTGTTGGCAAAAGAACCCACCTACATGTCCTGGGCAAGACGAAATAGATATTGTTGAAGATATAATAGACGACATCGATACTATTATTTACGACATACCTGACGACTTCTTTGAACCAGAGCCTATTCCAATAGATATTGAATACTCATTCAATCCTGATTTGTTTGAGGAAGAAGAGTTTGATATACAAGATGATTACATGATAGCTGACGAATTTTTTTTTGAAGACGATTACTATCAAGATGACTTTTACGAAGACATTGAATTGGCATACGTTCCTGAAACAGATATTGACATGGACATGGACGTAGATTGGAATGATTCTAATGTAGAACTATTTGATGATCTGCCTCTGGTAGAGGAGGCGGTTATAGATGACATAGTTATGGAAGAGGAAATGTTTGTAGAAGAGTTTACAGAAGAAATGCAAGAAGAGTTTATAGAAGAAGTGTATGAAGAATTTGTAATAGAAACAGAACCTGAACCAATGCCTGAACCAGAGCCGGAGCCAGTAGAAGAGGTGGCCATGGTAGAGGAAGAAATTATAGAAGAAGAACCAATCGAAGAGGAAATTATAGATGAAGAAGTTGCAGAGCAACCCAGTAGCGAAGAGGTTATTGCAGACGAACCAGCACCGACAACAGAGATTGCCGAACAAGAAGAAGTTGTCGAGGAGCCAGCTCAAGAACCTAACGCAGATGTGGAAGTTGATTTAGATATTAAAGTTGCCGCTATAGAAAAGGCAATACAGAACAAAGTATCAAACGAAATGCAAAGAGTTAGTTTAACACTCGATGTAATTAATGAAATTGTGTCTCGTGAGATGACAGCAAAACAAGCTGATATTTCTAGTTATTTTGATACAAATGCTGCACTATTTGACACACGTCAATTACCAGGCGGCGACCCTATGTTCTTCATGCAGGTCAGTCTTGCTAGTTATGATAAAACAATATATGCTACACAGGCAAATATTGTAGGCACTGATCCTTTAGTACAGCATCAAATCAAAATGATAGAAGCAAAGAAAAAGACGTCAGATGCATACAGGAAACTAATGGAGAAAATAAATGCCAGATCTAATCAATAAACTATCTAGCTATGCAGCACTCGTTGGCGTTGTTGGCGCTATCGGTGGTGGTTTTTATGCATGGGGTGAATTTAATACAAGACTATCAGCAATAGAAAACAAAGAGTTTACAGTTAACGAAACAGTTGATCTTACAGACACACATGACCGTATTATAAAAGGTGACAAAGAAGTTATGCAAGAACTAAGAGCGTTATCACAAGTTATTGAGTCGTTAAAATCAGACACATCTGTTAATCAAGCAGCAATAGATTTTTTAGATGCAAAAATAGACGAACTAAAAGCGTCATTAGATAACCCGTTATTGTAATGAAGCTCTCGGAAGACACGACCGTCTCTTTACCATTCAAAAACCTTTTGGCTATCCTAGCGGCCGTGGCGATTGGCACGACCTCTTATTTCACAGTGGTTGAACGCTTAAATAGTATCGAAACTACATTACAACTTATGGAAAAAGATTTAGAAGCTGCTAATAACTTTATTGATTCAGTGCCCAAAGGCGGCATGGTCAGTCCACAAGTGCAAGAGCTTTACATGTTGGTGGAATACTTGGGCGAGAATGTAGATAAACTAAAAGAACAGATGGAGTCAGAGATACCTATGATACTAAAGAACGACATGGTTATACAATTCCACGAAGAAAGATTAATAGATTTGGAGTCTAAACAAAATGGAAACCATTAAAGTTGTATTTGCAATACTGATGATACAGAACGGTTCTGTAGTAGAGATGGTTCCTACTACGGGAATGGCAGATTGTTTAAAACAAAAACGTCTAATAACTAGAAACATTGGAGAAGATCAAGAAGGTATATACATGAACTGCCGCGAGGTCGAGGCTGTAGTCTACGAAGACATGGGCCGACTTAAAATCAAAAAAATCATAGAATAAAACTATTGCTAACAAAAGCTAAATTTAGTATACATTAGCAATGGGATTACCCAAAAAATTATCAGAGCAACAAAAGAAGTTTGCAGAGTTATTGGTATACAATGAAGGACGTAAAACACCTACAGAATGTGCTAAAGAAGCCGGTTATGCTGAAGGGTCGTGTCATGTCACGGCTTCAAGATTACGTGACCCAAACTTTAGCCCGCTTGTCGTTAAATACATCGGAGAGCTCCGATCAGAAATACAGAAGAAGTATGAGGTTAGCTTTGAGAGGCACATCACAGAACTCGGTCGTATACGCCAAGAAGCTCTTGCAAAGGGAGCTTTCTCGGCAGCTACAAATGCGGAGGTTGCGCGAGGCAAAGCAGCAGGACTTTACATCGAACAAAAAATAATCAGAACAGGTAAGTTAGAAGACATGTCTATCGAAGACTTGGAAGCTAAAATGAAAAAGATATACCAAGAGAACGAAGTATTGATAAAAGGAGATTACACACTCGTCGATGAGAAA